CTTCCACCCAAACCAAGGAGAGATGTATGGCTACGAAACCTAATGGTGATACTCATCCGCAAGGACGAGTTTGGAATGAATTTGCCTTAAAAGCATTTTCTGTTATTGTCGCGCGAAAGCACGGCATAACCGTTCCGATCGATAACTTCGATTCCCTCAGCGATGAGGAATTGGAAGTTCGTCTCCGACTGGTTTCAGAGCTAGCACATCTCCCCCCGGCGTAAGTAGAAGGGATCTTTTCGCGAAGAAGTCTTCGCGAACTCTGAGGTAACTCAGAGTCATTTTAACCTCATCAACGTTTCACACAAGGAACTTAATATGTCAACCGATGTTTCCGCTTTCTTTGCTTTTGGTAAAATCTGTACCCTGGACATCAAACTCCACGGTATCGGATTCCTAAGAGACAAAGTCGAATTCGAGTCCAATTGTTTAGACTCGGTATCGTTAGGGACCACATTGGGAGAACATATTGTTCCAAGTGTGGTGAGACTTCTCAGTAAGTCGACTGACCTTCGGGTTCGTCTTCTAGGAAAAGTCTTTCACGAGAAATCTGATTACATAGCCTATCCGCGCGATGTCATTCTTGACATCGCGTTTCTGGTTATGAGTCTCAGAGCTCTCAACGGCGACGAGGCCGTCTAATCCATCGGAGTCGATATGCCTCAGCAAAGCTACAATAACACCATTTCTGGCCCGAATGAGTGGCATTATGTCACTTTTGACGGGGTTACCCATAGTGGAGGTTTCGTAGCTAACACTGTAAAGCATATCGGTAAGATGGATATCAGTTCGACCTCTACACCTAATTGGCGTAAGCTAAATAAGCGTGAGAGGAGTTTGATTCGCCATAACTACGATAAAGTTCAAACCTCTCTAGAAGAGCCTAACGGCGCTTTTGTTGAGGCCGGGACCTATATCGACCCGTTACATGGCGTTCGTAATCAAACGTACTTCAAGAACATGAACGTGTCAGCAATGCTCTCATTGTCTGCATGGCCTGATCTTGCGGTGACGAACTCAACCTGGTACGGCGGCGACTTAACCCAACAAGTCGATAATAAGCTTCTTACAAAACTGAGCTCGTTGAATCAAAATTCTTCGAGCATGGTTATGTTTGCAGAAGCTCATAAAACCGCTGCTATGTTCGCTCAGACAGCGACCCGGATCGCAAATGCTTTGAAGCATCTCCGATCAGGTAGGTTTGGTGACTTGACCCGTGACCTTGGCATTACTGCCACTTACGAAACTACTCGCCGATATGGAAAGAAAAGAAAGAAGATCCTTTTTGACCTTCATATGACCGATGAGAAAAACGGTTATATGACTGCCACTAAGAGAGCTGAAGTCTTTTCAGACCAAAAAGCGATGAAGACGTACGGTCAAAGACAAGAGTTCCAAGAATTTCTGTCTAAAACGTGGTTAGAGTTCAGCTACGGTTGGAAACCGATGTTAAAAGACCTTGACGATTCTATGAAAGCACTTGCTCAACATGTTGTTGAACGTGAAAACGTTCTCCTTCATGCTTCTGCTACAGTGGAGTTCGAAAATCCTAATGTCTTTGTAACGAAGAGTTTTCCTGGCTATACTCACATTTTCGTTAGAAAAGAGAGTAGAACTGAGAGACTCGAGGTTTCCTATTACAAGCCGGACAATATTCTCAACGCCGCCAATAACTTTGGGCTTTTAAACCCATTAGAGGTGGCGTGGGAAGTTGTTCCGTTCTCTTTTATTGCAGATTGGTTTCTACCAATCGGCGACTCTATTCGCAGTCTCACCAGCACTGTCGGATTAGAGTTTAAAGGAGGATCTCGTACTAGACGTACGAAGGCAACCGCGGCTTTGGATATATTCGGTAACGGAATATCATATCCATGGAATGGGGCCGGTTCCACGATGCATACAAGTGGTACTGCGAAGAGAGCCGTTGAGGTGTTCGAAATGAAACGAACTGTCCTCACGTCTTTTCCTAGTGCGCACTTTCCTGTATCGAAGGACTGGCGGAGCATTGCACATGGCTTAAGTGCTAGCGCTCTGCTTCTAAATCTATTTTGGCCTGGAGCTTCGGGCTCTGCTCGGAACCTCAGGACCTAAATAGTGCTTGTTAGCATACGCTAGCAGGTAATCTTACCAAAAGGCAGATTATGGCAATCCGTGCCAATATCGTTCTCACCGACGCGGCGACAACGCCCGTCAACCATACCTTCTTTCCAGTTGGCAATAGCGGAAACGTTATGTCGTGGATCGACAGAACCCAAGGGGTTTCTGCCGGTCAAGCGAAATTGACGTTGCTGCAAAGGCCTCCCAAGAAGGGTGCACCGACATATAAAGCGTCGTGGAAGCTCGAGACCCCAGTCTTGGCCCAAACATCGCCATCAACGGCTACGGGAATCCAACCTGTACCGACGGTCGATCACACCAATCTTGCGACTATCGAGTTCGTTCTTCACGAACGCGCTACGACGCAAGAGCGGAATGATCTGCTCACGCAACTTCGTGACTTGCTGTCCGAAGCGATCGTCACCAATCAGGTGAAGGACCTTGACCTCGTCTGGTAATTTAGATGAAAATCTTTATTACCGTGATTACGGTCATGGCACCTTATCTGATTAAGGCGCTGCGTTTATTTGTAAGGCGTAAGCCTTAGACTTAAACGCTGCCCCTTCGTAAAGATAACTTTATGAAAGGAAGTCATGCAGAAGCATGAATTGGTACAGTGTTTGAAACCTGTAACTCGTCCGGTATCTGATGATACCCTGGCGTCGGTCTTTAAGTACTTATGTGAGAGTGTCGACTCTCCTCGGAGTTTAGCGGCTTGGATTCTCTATGAGAACAGAGAATTTGCGCAGTTAGTCTCCTTGGAGCTAGACCCAAATAATTATACGAATGCTTTTGCGTTCGGTAATGATCATTTGGTTACCAAGTTTCTTTCCAAGTATCCTGAATTCTCTCACGAGGATTTGGATCCGAAGAAAGCTGCCTTGGCCTCTTTCGAAAAGTACGAGGAGATGTGTAGTGCTACGAACGTCAAGTTCAAGAAGTTAGAAGAGGACCCATCCTTATGGGACCCGTCTATGCACGCAATTTTTGCGTTAGCAAGACGAAAAATTTCTTTTGTTCTTCGAGATCCAGACCTAGATAGCATTTCACATGGGTTTGGATGGGGTCCTGGTGCTAACACGAGCACCTCTGGGTCCTACACCTCCGCGTACGTCAAGTTTGGAAGCAGGCTTGACGTAACGAGTAATTCTCTCATCATGGGACACTGCTGTGTGAACAGCATTCCTGCCTGGGTAAATTGTCAGTTACAAACCGACAGTTTTCCTAGCATTGACGTCTATCTCACAAGAGACGCGTTCAATGTAGTCAGAGGCAATGAGATCGTGTTCGTACCTAAGAACGCAAAAACTCATCGAATAATCGCGAAAGAGCCATCTGTAAATTCATTTTTACAAAAAGGCTTTGGAACGGAAATTCGAAGACTTTTGCGCTGGCGTGCGGGTATTGACTTGACTGATCAAACCTGCAACCAGAAGCTAGCAAAGCAAGGGTCCATCGATGGATCCTTGAGTACTATTGACTTGAGCGGAGCTAGCGACACCATTTCGTCTGAATTGGTTCGCTATCTTTTGCCTAGTAAATGGTTTTCTTTGCTTGACCAGATAAGGAGTAAACAAGGATTCCTTCGTGAGAAGGACTACTGGGTTCACTATCACAAATTCTCCAGTATGGGGAATGCGTGTACTTTCGAGTTAGAAAGCCTTATCTTCTGGGCACTCTGTAAAGCGTGCCTAGAAATAAATGGTCAGGAGCAGACTCTTAATGTGTACGGGGACGACATTGTCGTTCCTTCGTCTCAATTTGAGTCTGTTACAGCCGTAATCCGATTCGCAGGATTCGAAGTTAACACGAAGAAAAGTTTCTTTTCGGGGTGTTTCCGAGAGTCTTGCGGGAAAGATTACTTCTTAGGGACAGACGTCCGACCTATCTTTCTGAAAGAGAGAATCTCAAATGTCGAAAGCATTTTTAAACTGGCTAACAGTGTCAGGCGCTATAGTCACCGCCGTAGTTTTAATTACGGTTGTGATAAGCGCTTTTTACTTGTTTGGCAATACCTTTATGGTCGGGTACACCCGTACTTTCGGAAATTTAGAATTCCCGAAGGTAAAGGTGACTCCGGCTTCGTCTCAAACTGGGACGAGGCATGCCCCATTCTTGTCCGACCCTCTGGAAACAGAGCCGGATGGGAAGGAGTAGTTTATCGATGCATAATTCGACGACCCTTAAAAAAGGTCATGAGAGATGGTCATGCGGGTTATACTGCATTACTGTCGGTCATTGGCTCAGAAGAGCCACTCTTAGGTCATCACGACCTTAGAGACGCGACGTATCCAAAAGAAACACGAATTCATACTCACGGATGGTATGAATTTGGACCCTGGTTATGAATAACTAGAGTTCCGTCGTAAGACTTTGTGAGGGGTTT